GCACGCCCCAGTCTATGCGGGAGGGGTCTAATTTTTAGTCTACACTTTTTATTTTACTCCCTTATTTAAGATTTGATATAAAAAAATTTCTGGTAAAATTATGTAACTCGGCTCTCCTTGCTAGGAGTCAAAGAATCTGAAGTAGATTCTTAGACTAAATGTCGTTGAGCAGAGCTGTTGGAGCCAGAATAGAGCCAGAATAGAGCCAGAATAGAGCCAGAATAGAACCAGAATCAGGAATCAGAGCTATCAAAAATATGTAACAAATAAATCCATTTTCAAAAACACAAAAATGACAGTATAGTAAGATAGGGAGAATAATACATTTTTACCTATTCAAGCCTCGTAACAGGAATTTGAAATGATAATTAGTCTAGTCCCCGAGTCAGACAAGCCGGTTATTATCACAATCACAAGTAAAGAAGGTGTCCAAGAAATAGAGGTACCTGCTGGCCAAAGAGACATTTGCGTGGAAGACAATGTTCTAAGTGTAACCAAGAAACTAACAAAAACATCAAGTCAGTTTGTCGAGCTTTATAAACGTCCGGTACCCAAACGTCCAGCACCAGCACCGGTACCAGCATTCAAAAGGAAAGAAGCATAGATATGGAATATAAGCTTCAGATAGCAGCTGAAGATGATCCCAACCGTTGCCAGGGTATTTTGAAAACAGGTCAGTGCAGAAATCTCGCTGAACCTGGTCTAAAATACTGTGGTCGACATAAAGGTATGTTGGAAACGGTTATAAAAAACGAAAAAATCAGAAACTATAACCTAACAAAATTCCGGGCACAAATCGAACAAAAAACAGATTCCACTGAAATCAAAAGTATTAGGGAAGAAATCGGTATCACTAGACAGGTTCTCGAAACCATTGTCAATCGCTGCGATACGGAGAACGATCTTATCCTGTATAGTAATAAAATCGCAGATCTCGTTTTAAGGATCGAAAAGCTAGTTATCAGTTGTCATAAGCTAGAGAAAGCTACAAGTCAGTTACTAGACAAATCAGCTCTAATTCAGCTATCAGGTAATTTCATTGAGATCATTAGCGATTTCCTCGATGTCGACCAACAAGCAGAAGTCGCTGACAGGTTAGTCGATCTTATTAGTGGTGTTAGGATTATAGATGACTAACTTTTCGACGTTAACTGATCTATTTCTGGAAAGACTTGCAACAGGTCTGAAAAGAAATAGTATAACAACACCAAGTAAGTGGGCAGAAAATTATCGTGTGATGGGCGGCACGAAACCCGGACCCTGGCGATTCTTGTACTATCCATGGCTGAAAGCCATGCACGATTCCGAAGCAGAAATCAATGTCGGGCGGAAAGCAGCCCAGATGGGATATACGGAAACCGTTCTCAATATCACGTTTTTCAGCATTGATGTTTTGGGGTATGATTGTTTATACCTCTTACCGAATAGGACACCCGACGCTAGCGACTTCTCAGCAAGCCGCTTCGATCCAGCTCTTGAACTATCACCACATTTACAAAATCTCTTCAGTAATGTCAAGAATGTCGGTCATAAACGAGCGGGATCAGCAAACCTATTCGTCAGAGGATCACAAAGCAGAGCAGGTCTGAAATCCATTCCAGTAAGCCGAATCATTTTGGACGAACTGGAAGAGTTCAATCAAGCAGCAGTACCTTTGGCTTTGGAACGAACAAGCGGTCAAATCGAAAAATTAGTGTGGATGATCTCCACACCAAGCGTTGAAGACTATGGCATAGATGAACAATACAAAACGACAACAGATGAACATTTCTTTTTCCCATGTCCTAGTTGCAGTAGACAAATCGAATTGAAATGGCCTGACAGTGTAGTGATTTGCGGTAAAGACGAATTGGACCCCGACACAAAGCAAACACATTTAGTCTGCTATGAATGTAATGTCCCAATTGAGAAGACAAAAGAATTCTACACCAATACACTAAGCCAGGGAACATGGGTACCCGCTCACAGTGATCGCGAGAAACGGGGCTTCCATATCAATCAGTTGTACAGTGCAAGCATAACACCAGTAGCATTTGTAAATCAGTATTTCAAATCCTTGCGTGACCAGTATGAGGAACAAGAATTCTTCAATTCCAAGTTAGGTCTACCTCATGCAGTGAAGGGTGCCCGCTTAACACTCGCAGACCTCACACCTGATAATTACCATAGTGGCCCGCGACCTGGTCTAATTACAATGGGTGTTGATGTTGGGACACATTTGCACTATGAAATAGACAAATGGACTATTAGAAACCCGAAAACCCATGACATACACCAGGAAGCGGAATGCCAAGTCATAGGTATTGGGAAGGTCGAACATTTCGAGCAGCTCATACCATTACTACAGGATTATCGTGTCACATTCACTGTCATAGACGCCAATCCTGAACGCCGGAAAGCATTGGAATTCGCAAACAAATTCCCTGGTCACGTTAAGCTATGTTTCTATGGTAATAACGTCAACGGGAAAACGATCAACAGTACAACGGAGACGGTGACCGTCGACAGGACGGCATGGTTAGATCAATCATTGGGCCGTTTCCGAAACAAATCCATACGTATACCATTAGACACCCCATTGGAGTACCTGGAGAACCTCCAAGCTCCAATCAGGAAGTATGAGAAAGATAGAAACGGTAACCCCGTTGGTAGATACGTGAACAGTAAGCCTGACCATTTCGCCCACGCTAGGAATTACGCGGAAATCGCTTTAGCTTTCGCTGCAACATTTGGCCGGAACCTAAATATAAATCTCCCCTTGTAGAGATACTCATGCTCACATATCACCCAGAATTTTATGAACTGTCAAATGAACTCCTGAAGTGGCGTTACACTTACGAAGGTGGCCGTTCATTTATAGACCAGTATCTTGAAAAATTCAGTGCAAGGGAAAGTGATACCGATTTCCTGAATCGTAAAAGCATTTCCTATTGTCCCCGGTTTGCTGGAGCTGGTATTGATGAAGTGAAAAACAGTATCTACCAGCGTATTACCGATGTCACGAGATTAGGTGGATCGGAGAGTTACCAATCTAGTATAAACGGGGAGCAAGGCGGCATAGATAGGAAAGGCAATACTGCTAACAGTTTCATCGGTTGCGAATTATTAACCGAATTACTTGTTATGGGTCGTGTTGGCATTTACGTTGACGCTCCTCCGATCAGTGAATTCAATGCCACACCTCGACCATACGTCTATATCTATAAGAGAGAGAACATCGTTAACTGGGTCAAAGATCCTGTTGACCCTTTCCGTTACCAATCGGTCCTGCTCCGGGACTTCTCTTATGATTTGGACCCCGACACCAGGTTCCCAACAGACACCGTTGAAAAGTACAGACACTTGTGGTTAGAGGATAATCGCGTTTATGTCCAGTTTTACGATGAAACATATTCACCAGAACTCCCTGAACCACTATTATTAGACATACCCGTAATACCTTTCATCTGTGTCGAGATCACGACTTCTTTGATGAAAAGTATTGCAGACTATCAAATCGCGTTACTGAACCTGGCATCATCTGATCTGTATTATTCTCTGAAATCGAATTTCCCATTTTACACAGAACAGTATGACCAAAATGCTTTGGCTTCTCCCTATTTGAAAGATAACGCCTCTGCCGATGATGCTGGTACCACAGACGAAGAACTAGCACGCTCGAAAGAAATTATCATAGGTACGGCGACCGGTCGTGCCTATCCCATTGGTACTAACAGACCGGAATTTATTGCTCCACCAAGCGAGCCTCTATTGGCAAGCATGAAGAAACAAGAGCAATTGAAAGAGGAGATCCGTTTACTTCTCAATCTGACAATTGCTAACCTGCGACCACAACGAGCAACCGCTGAATCGAAAGCATCAGATAACCAGACATTGGAAGCCGGTTTAAGCTACATTGGTTTAACACTGGAAACAACCGAGAAACGGATTGCCGAGATTTGGGATACTTATGAAAATAAGAATCAAATCGCTACGATCAAGTACCCACAAGAGTATTCTCTGAAAACAGATGCCGAGCGACGAGAAGAGGTTAGTGCTTTAGACGAGTTACGCCCGACCATACCATCATTGACTTTCCAAAAAGAAGTATCGAAAGTCATGGCCAAGACCCTATTGGGGTCGAAGGTTAGTCGCCAGACACTATTAGATATCGAAAACGAAATCAATAGTCTTCCAGCAGTTGTTGGGGACCCCGACAGCATACGCCAAGATGTCGAAGCAGGTCTACTAGACACAGAACTAGGTAGCCGCTTACGCTTGTACCCGGTTGGGACAGCAGAGAAAGCCAAACAAGATCATGCTGACAGGTTAGCACGTATCCAAGCTGCTCAGGTGTCTATGTCAGGTGCCAGAGGTACGGATACCGAGCAAACGAGTGGTCGGGAAGAGAAAGAAGCTTCTCGGAATACCGACAACAAGGATACTACTGCTGAGCGCACGCGAGGAAAAGAACGATGATACCACTATTACTTTTACTATTAACCCAGAATCAAGAGCTTATTGAAACGAAGAAACTGGCTCCGAAACACGATGCAAAGATGTCCGTTCAGTTGGAAGACGGAACCTATGCTGATTTGGTTAATGATACGTATGCTATTGAGATTGATTACCCTAGGAAATGGTATGAAGCTATAGGTCAGAGTCTACATTATGCTGAAGTCACAGGTAAGAAACCAGCTATCATTTTGCTTTTACGAGATCCAGAGAAAGAATGGCACTTGTTAGTTCGGTGTGCTACTATTTGTGCTAAGCTAGACATAAAGCTATATGTGGAGGATGCACGATGAAAGCAATTCTAATTCTACTCTTGCTAGTAACAAGTGTAGCGGCAAACGAACAAGCTGTAGTACGCATAAACGTAGGAAACAGTTGGGGCAGTGGTGTGTATTTGGGCGATCGTCTCGTTCTTACTTGTGAGCACATTTTAAGAGGAGAACCAAATAACCCGTATGTATTTTTCAAAGACACTGCTTATCGTGGTACTTTCGTAGCTGTTGATACAGTCTATGACCAAGGTCTAATTGAACTGTACAATGAACCCAATGTCACACCCGCCTTGTTGGCAAGTGAAACTCCACAATTGAATGAGGAGGTGATCGTTTCTGGTTTCGAAGGTGGTTGGACCTTTGTTTATAGACGCGAGCGTATCGCAGGATATTCAACAGCTAAACAAGATGACCAGTATCTAAATTGGGTTAGGTTAACCGGAACAGTACGTGGTGGTTGTTCTGGTGGTCCGATTTTCAATCAACAAGGGCACGTTATTGGAGCCTTGTGGGGATCGGGATCTGGTACAACCACCGCTTCATTAACAGGTCGGACAAGGCGTTTCTTGTTACCTTGGAACGCACGATTGGAAGCAATAAGACTAGCACAATGCAGCGGTAATAGTTGCCCTGCACCAGCTCCAGGTGCCGGTGCCCGGATTGAAAGAATCCCTGTGCAGGGGTCCCCCATACAACGGACCCCCTCGCAATGGCCCTCTGGTCCAGGTCCCCAGGGTCCCCAGGGTCCCCAGGGTCCCCAGGGTCCCCAGGGTCCCCAGGGTCCAGAGGGACCAGCAGGACCAGCAGGACCAGCAGGACCAGCAGGACCAGCAGGACCAGCAGGACCAGCAGGACCAGCGGGGCAAATGGAACAGATACCCCAAGAATATTATGATGCTATTTACGCGAATCAAGAAGCAATTCAAGCAAATCAACAAGCTATCAATGCTTTGATGGATACCATCGAGGATCTTAAGAAAACAATAGAAAAAACGGATGATAACAAAGTCGATAAAGACAAAATCTGGATTTACTACACATCAAGAGAAGCAAAAGGCACAACAGAAATAGACCAAAAGATATTCAATCTTAGGGATCAAGGTTACCCAATTGTGATAACCTATCTCACACCACAACAAGCCAGTATTCAGGGCGTACCTATGATCTTCATCCCAGCTCAAAATAAGAAGATCCAAGGGGTTAACAATTGTGGTCAGTATCTCGCTTCACTAATTCCAAGGTAGGGAGAGTCAAATGGACACTTTTTTGCAGAGCATTTTGTCGATGGGAGCCTTGTCGAGCTTCCGTCAGGACGATAACGTTGGTCGTCAGGGCGTGATGAACCATCAGACCTCGGCCCACTTGATGGACCTCACTTTCATCCGCGATGCGGTTGAAATGAGCATTCCTGAGAGTTATGCCGTTCAGGGTTTGCAGTTGTCGTCTTTCCCCGCACAGGCCGCTGGAGTTAATCTCGGATCACAGACTCCGAAGAATTAACTCCTTCTCCCGTCCAGGCGTAGCGATAATCATCGCTACGCCTGGATTTTCGGAGCATATAACATGGCAATAACAAACAATCCAGACACATTGGATGAAATCGTGCGAGAATGGGCTCGCACGAAAATCCAACGTGTGGATATCCTGAATCATAATGGTGCCATGTTAGCCTATACGGACAAAGCTAATGTGGCGAACAAGCTTGGTTTAACCGAAAAACAGAAACTAGGTGTCACACCATTCCCATCGTCATACACAATTATGGCGGGTGTGGAGCCATCAGCACAAGTCCAAACAGAACCCAAAATGACACAAACACAAAAGCTTATTAACACCGTTATTTTGTTGATGGCGGCAGGTGGCCTGACACTAGGAACCATGTCGTATTTGGACAAATCTATTGATACACAAGGCCAAGTCGGTCTGGAGGTGGAAGGATGGCAAACCAAATAGATGAAATGGTTGCCCAATCACTATCTGAACAATTAGACCAACAACGAGAAGCAGAAGAAGAAGTTCGCAGAGGACAACAACAAACTCAACAAGAGATCGCTGGTGTCAGGGATGCTTTACTACGAAACCTGACACAAGGTAGGGAGAAGAAGATTGAAATGCCTATTGAGATTCAAGAAATCGCGAGTGCTTTGATGGCACAGCCGCGATTTATTGAACCAACACAGAAATTCTTGGCTCAGTTAACAGCTCGTGTCAATAACGCTGTAAATGAGATCATAAATGCTGTTTTGGATAATCCACATTAGCTTGGTTATTCTGTTCGTGGGTAGTGTAGGATTAGTGCTACTTATCCCGCGACCGGAGATCCTTCAAGGTCCTAGACCACCAGACTCATTTGTTGACGACGGTTGTACCTTCGCTCCAGATGGTTGGTGGTCTTTGGCCTGTCGTTATCATGATTATCATTATCATCTCGGTATAATTAGATTAAAAGCTGATTGGTGGTTTTTTCAGAATTTGCTTGCTTGTGGTGCACCTAGGTACCTTGCTTGCTATTACTTTTTAGCTGTACGCTGTTTTGGAAAACGCTATGCGCATAAGAAATAAGTACACATTTCAGTGTTACAGAAAAGGTACCTTACTCTGGGAAGAGAGGGTATCGAATTTCGTTACGTCTGAAGGATTGAATAACATCCTTGAAACGTATTGTAAAGGGTCTTCTTACAACGCTTCTTGGACACTAGGTCTAATAAGCAATTACGCTGGTCTCTCGGAAGATGATACCTTTGCAGGATTGAACACCATTAACAGCTGGTCGGAGTTCACTAGTTACATTGGTGCCCGGCCCGGTATTACATTCGATACCGTTGCAGGAGCAGCAATTGAAGGTACAGCGAATTACACTTTCACGGGAACGGCTTCCCTAAATGCGGCGTTTATCGTTGGCAATAACACGTTATTCAATATCGTGAAGTTCAATTCGACACATGAAGTCGTTGCCGACGACACTCTTGTCGTTATCATGGAGGTGTCTGTTGAGAATATCAATACAGACATTTTCATCACAACGGAAGGTGCTAACGACCTCTTAGACAAATACTTCAAAGGCGTCTCTTACACTGCTGATTTCGAGATGGGTCTGATTGGTGCCTATAATACGTTAGCAGTAACAGACACATACGCTGGTATCGGGGTAACGAATGATTGGACGGAACTAGCTATAACTAGACCTACAATCACTTTTGGTATTGCATCTGCTGGTAAGATAGCTGGCTCGGCATCTTACACTTTTGAAACAGATGATACGATTAACGCGTTATTTCTAACAAATGGTAGTAGTCTTTTCTGTGTTATCAAATTAAATGATCCCCATGTTTTCGTCGATACCGACACTTTGACCATAACAACTGATGTCAGTTTAGTCAGTACAGCTATTACTACATCTTATTCTGATGAATTAGACCCATTAACAGTTGCCAACGGCCCTGTTTTATGGTTACAAGCAGTGCCAGGACTCTTAGGCACGACCGGGGCCAGGACGTTTGACGGCGAACAGTATGCTACCCTGGCCGATATCGACCCCGCTCTAAACGATTTCCTCACGGCAGGCTGGCTCAAGCTGGACGCCTCGCCGCAAGCGACCCAGCAAGCCAAGCTGACCGCTGACGATGCCGCATCGGATGACCGGTTCGGCATCTCCGTCGCGATCCACGGCGACACGGCGATCGTGGGAGCGTACCTGGACGACGACGATGGCAGCGACTCTGGCTCAGCCTACGTCTATACTCG